CCTGTTAATTTAGCTTTAAGCTGTTCAATCTGTTCTTCAATTGTTGTCATCTTCTTTATTGTTTAATGCTTTTCTAATCATGCGTCCTAAATTCTTAACCCCTACTCTATTCTCTCGTCTCTTCCACCTATCAATGTCGAATGCTATCGCGATCATCCATCGGTTACGGTTCTTGTTGTCCTTTTTCATTGTATCTCGATATTAATGTTTTCTTTGAACTCATCAATTTGTTTGATAACATTCGAGTATGTCTGAGCCATTGTTTCGTTGTTATTCTCTACAAAGGTAGCTGCAAATCTTTCAACCCCACTTATGAAAGCATTTATAGTTTGCTTGATTTCTCGCTTGTGAAACATGTTGTCGCTAACATCATCTAAGGAATGTAAAGCCGATTGGCAAAGCATTGTTGCATGAGCTATGTGTTTGTAATATTCTATTGCTTGCTGACGTTTAGCCTCAGTCAAATCGCTGAGGCTGGTTACTTTCTTTTTCATTTAAAATGGTGTTTCTTCTGTTTGTACTTTATTAACTCTCCACGCTTCGTTATTCGTGAAATACTTTCCTTGCCATTCGGTTGTTTTAAAGTTAAAATTAACCTCAACTTCTTGGTCTACCTTATTGTACTGCAAGAACTTATCTACTTTCTCAGTCCCAAAGATACTAAATTTCGCACTTTGAGGATATTGTCCATCATTCTCTTTTACTACAAACTCTATTTTTTTGTTTACTCCTACTTCGATAACTTCTAACACGTTAGTGATTGTTCCATTAAATTTCATCTCGTTTTTCATCTTCTTTTATTTTATTGTTAGCTATTCTAAACGCCTCTTTGACGCATTCCGTTACACTGTATTTTTTCTTCTGATATTTTAGTCGCATACGAATCGTGTCGATTGGTATGTCCTCAAAGTTAATTATACTTTTTCGCATGGATTTGATTTATGTATTCGTTATAATAATCAATTGCTTGCTTGCACGTTTCAAGCATCTTTTGTTCAAGCTCTAAGTCGCGGTCAATAGTTAACATTGTTACAAGTGATTCGCTTGGTGCGTTGCCTACTCGGTGCAGTTGCTCGTTTTCGTAACCTATAAGCTCTTGAGGCGTATCGACCATGCAATAACATAACGCAGCCTTATCAACGTTGTAAAGAAACATGTAACCTCTTAACTGATATTCGTAATCTTTGAGATTAATATCGTCGGGTGTTGCAGGAAACGTTTCAAAGGACCAGGACGTTTTAATGTCGATTATTAACTCAGGCGTGTAGATGTCTGCCTCTCCTGTTAGAATATCCGTTGACTTTCGCTCGGTGTTCTTTTCGTAGTTAGTAAATAGAACGTCGTTAAGCAGTGCAATTGAATGTTCTTCGCATTGGATTCCTTTCGTTACGTACTTATTATTTAACTCCACATCGTAGCCAAAGTAATCCTGTTTAGCGATTGACTTAATGTAAGACTTCGCTGTTTCTGATAGCGCCCCTTTAGTTCGGGACGCTGTCATTAATTTCGGTAGTGATGAACATCTGATTAACATAGCTCTAATTGTTGGATAGTTAATTCAAATTTCTCTTTTAGCTTTTCCATCGTGTACTCGCCTTTCTTAATCTTCTCAAGTGCAGCGTGTAAACGTTCATCTGTTATTGTTTCTTTGCGTTTCGGTGTTGGCGCTTTAGAGTCAGGGTCTGATTCTGTTTCATCGATTAAGAATAAACCATTAAGCGCATACTTTCGAGCGTAACTTGATGCAGTCCCTGTTGTCTGTTCTGAACTCATTCCTTTGTGCTCTCCCATTTCAGCAAAACCAAATACTTCAATAGATTCACCTTCGTGTTTAAATGTTGCTGTTGCTTTTAAAAACAGCTTGTTACCTATTTCAACTATTGAATCTGACATTAATAATAGTGAATCATATTTGTTAAGTAAAGGTTTTAAAGCCTCTAATATTTGTTCCGCACTTCTATACTTGTACTTCCCAAATGCGTTGAATGAACCTTTCGGACATTTCAACTCTGCCTGTATTTTAATTAAATTTTTCATGATACAATTAGTTTAATGTTGTTTTTTTTGAATATTGTCATTTCTAAATCGTACTCAACAGAATCCCAATTTATGTTTAAATGGTCAATCAATACGTCTTGTTCAAAAGCTCCGAGTACTATCGACCCATTGTAAATGCTAATTGAAAAGAACTTTGAAGCATCGACCTTCCTAAGTATCAATGCTAATTTTCTTAGATTTGTTTTCATTGTGTGTTTTGTTTTAGTTAGCGGTAGGGAATGGACTCGAACCATTTGCAGACATAGGAAGTTTACCCTTACTTCAAAACCCTACCAGCCCAAAGGCTCAACTTGTTTTCTAATACGTCAAAGAATCATGCCGTCTGTTCCGTGCTGTCAACTCTGTACGAATACTGTGAGATTTTTTACTTTAAATGTTATTTTATTATTTGCCATTTACCAGTTTCAATATTTTCTTCAAAACTTTTGTGACCTAAATAAAATTTTGATGAACTTCTACCTGTTGAAGTTGTGTATTTATGTCCTGGTTGGTCTAAATTTACTCTTTTTTCAGTTACAGATGTTATAATATAAGTTTCATTAAAACGTGTATCAAAAATCTGTGTGTTGGCTGTTGCTTTCATCTTTCTTTGTTTTTAATTATACAACAAATATAAACATTAATTATTAATCTGCAAGCTTTTTTTATTTTTTTTTTAAATTCCACAATAACCACTATCACAACCAGTAAAATCTTCATCAAACAAATCCAACTGTAACTTATGATTTCTTATCTTTTCGTAGGTTATTCCCTTTTTAAACGTGCAATTATTGCTTTGCTCCATTTCAACAAACCAATTAAATTTGTTTGGTTGCTTATTACTCATGTGTTTTAGCATTAATTCATTTCTATGAAAACAACCCACACAATTGTTTTGGTACGCAAATCGAACAGGTTTATCCAACCAGTATTTTTCTATTGAATCTTTAAATATACGGCTTTCAATTAAAGGGAACTTAATACTTCTATAAGGTAGTTCTTTCCATTTATTACGACCATTCTTTTCACCAACTTTAAACTTAAAGTTTTCTATTCCGTTAATTTGTCTTTCAAACATTCTATTAGCTCTTTCAACCTCACTGGCTCTAAATCCTAATCTCATTTCAACGGGTAGCTCAGTATTATCATAACACCATTGAGCGATAGGTTTAATTTTCATGTCAACGGTGCAGAACCTTGTCATTACATTTGGAAGGTAGAAGTTACCATTTGCCATTTTATAATTGGAAATCACCTCTTCAAATGTTTTATCGCTTAACCATGTTATTTCTTTACCTGTATATTGCTCTAAATCTAACATAGTGTAAATGATTTCATCCTCTTCAAGTGTGCCAACAAACTCTTTTCCTATTTTGTCGCTTACAATTTGTCTTATTTTAGGGTCTGGAAATAAACACTTGGAATCGTTTGTTCTAACTAAAGAAAAAAGATTGTAATCAGCTAGGTGGTGCACCGCCATGTAGCTTGATGTTTTGCCTCCGCTTAAACTATTTATTGTTTTCATAGTATTTCTTTAAAATCTTGTAAATTATTTATCAAATAATATTTGAAACCTTGCGCTTCAAGTTGTTTTTGTTGGTACTTCTGAAGCTCTGATTGTTTGCCTATCAACGATTTAAACTCTACAAAGATTGTTTTACCGTCTTTGAATAAATTTAAATCAGGCCAACCATTTACATTGCATTTAATTATCTTACAACAAATCCAACCTTTTGCCTTAGCATGTTTTATGCAACTACTTTGAATCTTTTGTTCGCTCATACATCTTTAATGTAAAATTCTTTTTCTGTGATACCGTCTTATGTATTTTCTCGCTTAGTGATCCTTTGCCATAAACAAAGAATACATCGTTAACGGGTCTTTCTTTTACGGTCATGCGGTCACGAGCTTGTATAAAGTTTGTGCCACTATAACCGAACGAGTAAAACACTAAGCAATGTGCCTTTGATAGATTTACACCCATTGCGCTACTGTATTGTTGTCCAATGTAATGTTTGTCGGTTCTGTTAAACTCATCTAAATCGGTTGTAAAGTTAGGAAAAACAAGTTTCAATAATTCAAACTCCTCTACAAAGTAGTAAAGTATTGCAAGTTTTTTGCCTTCAAAGTAGTCACGTATAAACTCAGCTTTGCGAGTGTTTAATATCATTGATTTACCGCATTCAAACTTAATTGTCCCCGACTCCAATTGGTGCACCTTCTGAAGTAGCTTAACTGGCGTATCTGCTAATATTACGTTTTCTTTACCTTCAATGATTAAATCTTTTTCTAATCGCTCGATTAAGTTACGGCATAAAGTAGGGTAATAAATAACGTGTTCATTTACCTTTGATTCAAATCCTGATTCTTCTTGAGTAAATTTCAATATGTAAGGTTGTATAACCGCATCAATTAAATCAATCTTTGCGTCTGAGTAGTCGTTTACAATCGCATAGCCTAATTGCTTTTGCTTTACGTTAACATATGTTTTAGCCCACTTGTAAAAATTTACTTCCTTAAATGGTGTGTAACCACTTACCCAAAACTGATGGAACATTTGTGAATAAGACTCAGCAGCTGGTGTGCCACTTAAAAAAATCATTGGTATACGTGAAAACTTAAGTTTAAATTCCTTAACTCTTTGCGAAGGCTTTGGAAATGCTCCAAATCGGTGATGCTCATCGTGAATAATTAAATCATAGTTTGATTCGATTTTAGGCAGTTGTTCATCGTTTACGATAGTTATATTAAACGAATATCCAAAGTTCTTGTAATCGCTTTCAATCGAGCTTATCGCTTTCTTTTTAGTTAGGAATAAAACGTTTTTCGCTCCGTAAAGGTGTGCGGTGTGTAAAGCTGTTAAAGTTTTGCCTGTTCTGACTTGCATAGCTAAATAAACTATTCGTTTATCTTTGAGTATACCGCACGCTTTGTGCGATAACTCAAGTTGGTAATCTCTTAAAATCATATCTTCTTTAAATATAACTTAACTAACTCTAATCTTTTTATCATGTCCTCGTACTTTTCAATCATATCTAATTTCTCAGGTGTATTCTCGATAA